TGTCAGCATATTCGTCCCAAGCAAAATAATCGCCATTCGTTTCAGGGGCTTCACCTATTTCCGTGCTAACTTCTGCTTGTCCAAGTTCTGGGGCTTCAATTGCACTATCAACGGTGTTCTCATTACTCATAGAGTCCTCCAACGGTTTGCTCTATACCTAACGCAAAAGCGTTACATAGGTATCTGAGTATTTGCTAGCGGAGCACCTTGCGCAAGTAATTGAGACAAAATTTCTGGCGGGATATTAGATGGCATAGCCATGCCACCAGTAGGTGGCATTTCTTGTGGTTCTGCTAATGGTTCTTGTGGCATTGGCATTCCACCAGGCGTTTCAGGTGGTTGTCCTTCTGGGCCAACCCCTTGTGGTGGAACTGGCATCATTGGTTGTGGGGTAACAAACGAACCAGCACCACGAATACCAAAACCATATTGCAGAACATACGTAGCGAGTTTTGGCATGTCAAGAATGCCGGCACCAGCAAACGGAGCCATGGCGTCTACGACCTGCATAGCCATTTGACGACGGAACGATTCGTTAACTGGCTGAGTTGAACCACCCTCAACCAAGAAATCAAATTCGCCCTGGATGTAATCACGGTCAAATTTTAACCATACGGGTTCGGCTTCTGAACCAACAATGCGAATAGCTTGTTCGCCAGTCATGTATTGCTGTGCAAGCATAATCAAACGACGACCGCAATCGCCAATAGATTTTTCAACAATGGCCAACTTGTCCGAAACGCGAGCATTGGCTGCGTCTTGAATAATGGCTGCTTCTGTGGCGGTACGCCGAATCTCTGGCATTCCACCACCCTGATATTCGTTAAGTCCAGAGACTGAACGAATATCATCAGAAATTAGCGACGACTGGTTGTAGAACTCTGGCGGGTTGATAACCGCAGGCATGGGTGCAACAACGCTATTAATGCCTTCTTCGGAAATAACTGGCACCATCACATTGTCTTCGTCCGATTCAAGAGCGTTGCGACCATCAACATCAAATGCTGTTTCTTTGTACAGCCACTTGCGACTAAAACGCTTACGATGATTCATCATCTGCGTACGAGTTAAATTCAATTCGTGCTGTAATGGTTCAATGGCTTCCAATTCACCCATTGGGTAAAAATAATCAGGCACGTCATAGTTGCGAATCATTGTGTATGGATGGCCAAACAAAAATGGCATTTTTGTTGGCGAAACAAGAAACTTATCCGAGCCATCACAAAACACAGACATTGTGTTTCGGTCAATGTCATACCATTCCCAAACCTCTACATACGCATCATCTTTGTCCGTTGATATTCGTGGACGAAATTCATCTTGTCCCCATTTTGAATAATGCGACGGTGCGGCATCATTGCGGGCTGATGAATTGTAACGTTTGTCTTTTTTAACATCTTCCATTGGGCGACGAGTGCGTTGTGCAATCCAACGAATGTCGTCCATTGATGTTGCGTCTGGGTCAACAAACATGTCAAAAACAGAAACACGTTCCAAAAATGGTCTATCTTCTTTAATAATTAATTCCGACTCAATTGCTGCTTCGGGACTCGGGGTGGCTAATTCGTCGTATGATTCAAAATCTGGCGTTTCATCTTTTGCTTTTTCTTCTTCAACATAACGATAACCAGTTTTAATCCAGCCATGTCCACAAATAAGAAAGTCTTTTACGGCACGACGAAATTGTTCTTGGCAGCCATAATGCTGCCACCAATAATTAATAATGGCTTCGGTAACAATTGCTTTATCGGCATCTTCTGGTCGTTTTGCATTAACGGCAATTTTTGGGTGATTAATAGACACCGAAGGAGAAATAACGTTAATGGTTGCAAACGCAATATTAATTAACAGTTGGTCTTCTTTGATATCGGTGCGGTGATGCTTACCCCGGTACAAATCAATTAAACGAGTCCACAGGTCGTCGTAACGTTCTTCTCTGCGCCAACGGCGCGACTGTTCAAGTTTGTTGCGATATTTTGTTAGCAGTTCTGTGTTGGTTATCCGTGCCATTATTTATCCTCTTTACCTTCGTGCCATCCAATGTGCTTATCTAACTTACTACCGACCTTGTCAACCTTTGCACCGATTGCATGCAAAAGTTCTCGACCCTCGGCATGTTGTTCGGAGTTTTCTTTACGCAACTTGCTAAGTACCACCACTACTGGGCCCGTGATGACCGCAACAACAATCGGAACCCAGACTTCAGGCATGGCACTAAATCCAACGACTGCCTATTGGCTCGGGAGTTAAACCACCAGCCTTGGCATCGGCCATTTGTTTATCCTGGCGTTCCTTGATGGTTGGGCCATGAAAGTCTTGTTTGCCGTAAGTAAAACCAAAACGAATGCCCTGAATGTGGCATTTAAAACAAATAGCACCCCTTCTAGGCAATTCTGGTGCGTAAAAGTCGGTTGAACAGTTGTCGCAGGTTATGGAAAGCATCAATACAACCCTAAATCGTTACTTTTCTAACGTTGTGAGCTCCAATTTTGACCCTTTCAGGGGTTTGAGCCTTTGGAATGAACTGTTCAAACCAACCAAAAGTGTTTTTTCTGGGGGCAAGATTTGCGCGATACTCAGGCAACCAAACATACTTCAACATTTGGTTGGCAATAGCCAAAGACATAACACGGTCATCGTGGGGTGAACCGTGCATCTTGCCATTGCTTTCGCGAATAAAAGTACGCAACTCGGCAATGGTGGATTTGCACATTATCCAAATAACAGAATCACGAATGTTTGCATTTAATTCGTCAATGGCTAATGGTTTAGAAACCGAAGTAGTGCGCCAACCTAAAGTCTCGCTAATCGTTGGATTGCGTTGACCCAAGCGTCGTTGTCGGTACAGGTTTTTGTAGCCCACGCGTTGCAACCCTTTTAGGGTTGTCAACCCGTGGTTGTTTGACTCAACACCAATAAGGCAATGGTTGTACCACCAACCCAAAGCATTCAAAACTTCTTCACCAAAAATATCTGCATCAACATGACCATGCCAATGTGCCACCACAGCACCAGTTTCAACATTGATGACATGCGCTGTGCTGTAGTCTCCGTGTCCCAAACCTTCAGCAACGTCAGCGCCAATTACGTAAACTTGTGATGGCTCTGGGAACTCCCACACAGCAAGCTCGCCACCATCTTCACGGAACTCGTACATTCCTTTGCCCATAATTTTGTGCAAATAGCCGCGGCGAGGCTCTTCAGCCTCGCACGCGCGTAAGGCTTCCAAATCAAACACAGGACGACCAGAACGAATAAACGCCTCATCGGGGTCAGACGGATATTCTTGCGCCAACTGCCAATCGGGTAAATCACGTTTCTTGGCTTCATACCAAGCCACATCACGGTCGCCAGCAGACCACGGAAAGAAGATGCCAGTAAATCTATTTGTGTTGGTTTGAGAACCAACCCACAACTCGTGGAATATGTTGCCCTCACCGTTAGCTGTGGACAAACAGATAACGCGACCACCAACGTCGGCAACTGGTTCAATAGACGCCCAAGCTTCGCTTGGGTTTGGCAAGAACGCCATTTCGTCAATGATTACTAGGTAAACAGATTCACCTCGGGCTGGGTCGTTGCCTGACGGCAGCGACTCAACAGCAGACTCGTTAGCGAACACAATCTTAAGTTGATTATCAGAAAGCAACTCTGGACCATGTTTGCGCATCCATGCCGGCAACATCTTGTAACCGTACTTTGATTTTTGCAGCAGCTTGGCTGCTTCACGCTCTGTGCGCGAAAGCATGACGATAAATCTGTCAGGCCAAAAGAAAGCCAACCAAAACGAATATGCAGACGCAAGGGTAGAGAACCCAATCTGTCGTGCCTTCAGAACTATTGAGTATCGAGTGGACAACCATGTGGCAATTGTTTCTCGTTGCGCATCACGCAACTCAAACTTGATACGACCCCGCTCAGGGTGGCGTATCATCCAATAGTTGGAACAGAAATATTCAAATGCCTCAACCTGTTGTTCTAAGGTTGCGTCTTCAGGCCCTTTACATTTTCTCCATTCCTTCTCGTTGAGAAGGTCGGATAGCTCCATAAGTTACGGCTTGCGACCAAACGCCCTGTCGTTCGGATTAGCCCAACGAATGATTGGCGGCAAAGCAGCCGCCAACAACGCCTTCAATAAGTCTGACGGGTCATAGTTGCCTGTAGCAACGACAGCAAGAACTGCTGCCAGACAACTACGCAAATATGAGTGCAACATTGCTTTTTGTTGTTTAGATAATTTCATTGTTTTCTCCTACGGGTTCTTCAACTACAGGTGCAACAAACTCGTCAGCAACAGGGTCATAGGTGTAACCGATACCAGCGTATCTGCCACGAATGTTGCCGTTGTATGAAGTGCGTTTGCAGGTTAGCCCTGAGTGCCACGGTTGGTTCTCGTAGAATTGTTCCCACGCTTCTGTTGAGCCACCAACTTCTACACCGTTGTCTAGTTGTGTTTCGTTTTCATCAACGCCCGTGATTACTTTGACCACGATGTTGTTGCTATCTAAAAATGCGTAATGTGCCATTACGCCCAACTCACATTCCCTGAACCTGCAGTAATCGTTGCGATTGTATTTGAGCCGCTAGTTGTTGTTGAACCTGTTAAACCTGCACCGATAGTTATTGTGCCTGCCGAAGTTGCGAACGACAAAATTATTACACCCGACCCGCCAGCGGCACCGTTGCTTGAACTTTCGCCACCGCCGCCACCGCCGCCACCTGTGTTTGCTGTTCCTGCAACTGCAGCCGTGCCAGTTCTCGTTTTTCCTGCACCGCCACCCCCCGTGCCACCCGTTGAATTTACTGTTGCGCTGGTGTGCGTTGCACCACCGCCGCCGCCACCGTAAGTCACCGATGAACCAGTAATGCTTGACGCTGTGCCTGCGCCACCATTGCCAGGATTATCACCGCTTGTGTTTCCGCCTACTGCGCCCGTGCCGCCACCACCAGCACCAGAAATGTTTGAACCAGCAGTAGTTGAATAACCGCCAGCATAACCTTGTTTATTTAATCCTTGTGGCGCATCTGCTGAACCTAAACCATTTTGTGGAACACCGCCACCAGCCGCACCCACTTGACCAGTTCTATTTACCGCAGTTGACCATGTGCCACCAGCACCACCACCAACGGCTAACACACCAGCAAAATTGCTTGTATTGCCTTGATTACCAACTTTGTTGGTTGTGTTTGCTGCACCACCCGCACCAACTTCGCAAGCAAAATTGACACCTTTAGCAACATAAATTGCACTCAAGGCTGCTGAACCACCGCCCGAATTAGTGACGCTGCAAGTCATACCACCTGCACCACCGCCACCACCGAGACCGTTGCTAGATGACGAACCGCCACCTGAACCGCCACCACCCAAAACAAGATAATCAACTGCAAAAGTATCAGGCGAAGGACTAACTACTGTCGGTGTGTTGCTTGCTGAAACATAACCCATCAACCTTGCAGCCATAACTAAACCTCACTCTCAACTTCTAGTGGAAGAAAAACATCTGCAACAGGGTCATAAAAATCGCCTACACCTGCAAAATGTCCACGAAGATTTCCGCTGTAACTTGTTTGAATCCAATTACCACCAAACAAAGATGCACAAAAATCTTTACCAAGTTGTTCTTGTTCAATACCATTCGTGTCCAAAAGAACATCGTTGTTTACAACAACAACTCTAATTACTTGATTGTTTGTTCCAAGTTCCGCAAAATGTGCCATTATGCCGCCACCACAGTTATTGTTCCCGAACCAGTAAATTGATAAATACGATATCCACCAGAAGTTGTTATTGTTGGTGAACCAGTAGTTGTAAATTCTGGCAAACTGTCTACAGTTCGCAAAATAACAACACCCGAACCACCGTTACCACCGTTGCCGTTCAACGATGACGCACCAGCACCGCCACCTGTATTGGCTGTGCCGTTCGTTGATGCACCACTACCATTAGCACTAGAACCACCACCAGCAGATGCTGTGCCATTAGTTGATGAACCACGACCACCACCGCCCGATGCGTATGTTACAGACGAACCAGTAATTGATACAGCAACACCAGTTCCACCATTACCACCAGCACCACTTGTGGCACTTGCGCCTACGCTTCCAGCACCACCACCACCACCGCCTGCGTTACCTGAATAACCTGCGCCACCTGCATAACCTTGATTTGTGATGCCAGAACCACCAGCACCTGACCCAGCACCACCGCCACCACACCCACCGATTGTTCCCGCATTAAAACCAGCAGCATTATTGTCGTTACCACCACCACCGCCACCAAAAGATGTAACGGTATAAAAAGATGAAGCACCACCGACAGAACCGATAGCACTTGAACCAGCATAAGAATACGGTCCACGGGCACCTGCGCCGACAGTTACCGTATAGGTTGCAGGTGGAACAGTCAAAGCGGATTCTAGAGAACCACCACCGCCAGTCGCTGTGACACTACTGCGTAACCCACCAGCACCACCACCAGCAGCGATAGTGCCATAGTTTGCGCCAGTTCCGCCACCACCGACCACAAGAAAGTCTATAGCAACACCACCAGTTACATAAACAACGCTTGTGCTTCCAGCACTCACATAACCAAGTTCACGCCTGTTCGGCATAGTTAAACCGTAATCTGATTAACGAAACCGTGAATACAAACCACATTCGCAGTCGCAGCAAACGCACGAACAGTAAGCGCAGTCGCATTACCCTTAATAAGCAAACCAGGAATTACAGTCACCAAACCTGCTTCTGGTTGCACAGTCAATTCAATGTTGCCATCAGGTGCAGTAGCCTCGCCCCACTCAATCGTCAATTTAACTGACGATGTTGAACTATTTACCGCATACAACCAAATCTCATCAAGAGTTGTTGTTGTTGTTGAACCAGTATGAAGAAGCGTACCAGCAGTAGCGGTAGCAGCAACCTTGATGGCTTTGCCATCTGTGCTTGCTGAAAGAGTTTTCTTTGTAAAAGTTGCCATTTGTTATCTCCTAATAAGTGGTTAAATCGTTCCCTACATGAATACTGCGGCTTCAACAGGGTTGAAAGCCGCCACAGGGGCGCTATTAACCCACGCTGAACCATTGTAAGACAACAACTGTCCGTTACTAACAGAAGTTATCGTAACATCACTCAAACCATCCAAGGTTGTAACACCGGCAGGGACAAGACTATTGATGTAACTAGCCACATTGGCAGCCGTAATCTTTTTGCTAACAGGAGTACCGTCAACGCTGTCAACAACAACAAACAGGTCGCCAGAAGCTAAGTCTGTTAACGCAGTAAGTTGTGTTATTTTACTATCAGCCATTGCCAGCCTCCATCAAAATGAAACCTCCATCTTCTAGTAACAAATCGTTACCATCTTCCATCTCAAGGTTGTAAACGGCAAAGTCTGGGTCGTTCCAATACGAGTTAGCCAAATCACCGCGGGTTGTACCAGC